CCGACCTCGACAAGGAAGTCCACGTCACTCTCCGGCCCCGCTTCGCCACGGGCGACGGAGCCAAAGAGGCGGATGCTTACCGCGCCGTGCTGGGCGGCGATACGTTTGATCTCATCGCGTTTCTCGTGGATCAGGTCGAGTATCGTCATGTCATGTCCTTTCGACCAAGCACGCCCGTGACGCATCCGAATGCTCCGTGCGTCCATCACCTCCTCGCCTGTGAGAGCCTACCATCGGCCTGCGAAGGCGGCAAGGCGTTGCGTCTCTTAAGTCCAGTACTGATAGCAGATCGTCAGCTTCTCGATGGAGTTTTCGGTGTTCGATCCCTCCAAGTCGTCGTACTCCAGTACTTTAACCCACGCGCCGTGCAATGTCCAGCGGCGGGTTTCCTTGCCAGTGCGGTCATAGCGCACCACGTCGATGTCGCGCATGTACTGGTCGGGCAGCTGACCGGTCACGGCGTTCACGTCCACCTGCTGCTTGATCCAGTCGAGCGCCGCCTTGTCCGAGCCGTCCTGAAGAATGCCTTTCTCCAGGGAGATGTCGTCGAACTTCACCCGCCCGGCGACCTTCTGGTCGAACATCGATCCCGCCGGCGCGAAGGCGACCTCCTCGAATTCCGTCTTCGGCTCCCCGCCTTTGCGGAAGAGCGCCACGTCGAACCCGTTCACCTCGATGGCGAACTGCCAGTTCTGGTACAGGCTTTTCGGCATGTTGCCGCTGCGCATCTCGAATCACCTCCTTACACCGGGTTGAAGATTTCGGCGAACGTGCCGCCCGTCGCCACGAGGATGAAGTTGAGTTCCACAAACTCCGCCGTCTTGGTCGGCTTCACGAACACCCTGCACACCAGTTCGTTGCGGTCGATGTGCGCCGCAGTGTTCGTCTCCTCGTCGCACTGGACGGCGAAGTCGTACAGGCCGCCTTTCTCCTTGATGCCCTGGAGGAAGGGGTTGATCAGCCGGATCAGCGCGCGCCATGTCTGCGGGTTGTGCGGCTCGAAGACCACGAAGCGGCTGCTCTCGGCGATGGCCTCCTCCATGTACATCATCAGTCGCCGGACGTTGACGCGGTCGAGCGCCGACGGCTGCGACTGGAGCGTCTTCTGGCCCCAGATGTTGATGCCGGAGTCGGGGAAGCTGGCGATGACGTTGATCCCTTCGGGGTAGAGCACGTCGCGCTCCCCGCGCGAGGTCTTGTAGGCCAGGCCCAGCGCGTTGAAGACGCGCCCGCGGTCGATGCCAGCCGGCGCGTACCAGACCTGGGTCTTCTCGTCGCTCCGGGCAAAGCAGCCGCAGACGGCCCCGGAAGGCGGAACGAGCTTGCGTTGCGAGGTTACCGGGTCGCTGATCTCCAGCCACGGGTAGTAGATCGCCGCGTAGCTGGAATTGAAGGCCGCGTGCGTGTAGTCGCCTTGACCCTTGCGGAAATCGACCGCCACGAGCGGATCGAGCGAAATCGGGCACTCCGCGATCAGCATGCAGTCCTGCCGGCCCTCACAGTATGCGATCCCCGCGTGAATGACAGCGGCGCTGGTGACGCCCGGAAGCGCGAGCAGATTCACGGCGTCGATCTCGTCGAAGGCGTGGACACCGGTGTGGTTGGCAGCGTCGCCAATGTAGTCGGCGTCGGCCATGCCGGTCAGTCCGTCATCGCCTCCGTTGAGCGCCGACTCGCCCAGAGCGGGCCGATTGCCCGGGGCGGGCGTGGTGGACGCCTGCGAAAGCACGGTGACGTACTCCGACTTCTCGTTGACCTTGAGTTCCACGAAGTTGGGGACAGCCTCATCCATCGAGAGGTTGCGGAAGATCTCGACGACCTGCCCGTCGAGCTTGACCGTCAGGTCGAACTCGTTGTCCGGATCGAGCGTGCCGTCGCCAACGACGACCGAAAGCCGGTCGCCCCAGGTTCCCTCGTTGATGGCGTCCACGCGCAACGTGTCGGGCGGACTCTCGGTCTTGCGGTCCTTCAACATCTTGGTGGACTCCACGGCAGTGAGAGTCGTCCTGTCCGTGATGTCGGTGTAGTGCGCGACGCGGTTCACGTAGAGGATGTTGCCGCCGTTGTCGAAGAACGCCCGCGCCGCGTAGGCAAGATAGCCCGCCGACACATACGAGCCGTACTTCCTTACGAACTGCTCCCAACTGGTCACCAGCTGGACCCTGTTGATCGGGCCTCGCTCGGCCACGCCGGTGAACCCGGCGGCCGAGGTCGAGATCTGCTTCACATAGAAGCTGAAATCGGTCTCGCGGACGTAGAGACCAGGCGAAAGGTAGTTACCCATTCTCGATCACCCCCTTTCCTTGTTGTCTTTGGAATCACCCGTCTCGGCCTTGGCGGCGGCTTTCGCCTTGGGCGCGGGAGTCGGCTCCGGCCTGCGCAATGGTGCGTCCTTGACGGAGGCGCGCTCCTGCAGCGCGATGAAGCCTTTCTGTGCCGCGCCGCGCATCTCTTCCGAAACGTCCTTCTCGGCGATCTCGATCCGGCCCCTCGGCGCGAGATGCACCGTGCGCTGCGAGTCCGCCATGTGCAGCGTCAGGGGCTGGAACTTCAAGTTCCGAATCTCCACCATTGTGTGCGTCCTCCTATCCTTGCGGTGGTTCGTGCGTCCGAGACTCAATCGGCGACGAGTCCGCGTAGTCGAACTTCCGGTCCAGGACCAGCTTGCCGCTGGTCACGTTGTTGCCATAGACGAGACAGTCTTCGATGCGATACCGACCTGACGACTGGCGCAGGTTGGTGAGGTTGACCCGGTTCAGCCCGCCTATCGGAACGAGTTCGGTCAAGTTCAGGCGATGGCCGTCCGGCGGGACAACAATCTCCCGGTGGAACGCGAAGAACACCACGATCCCGGCGACCGTGTCCACCAGTTCGGCCTCCTTAGCCGTCGTCACCACAAAATCGAAGTCCAAGTGGTAGAAGCGCGGATACTCCCGCTCTTCGTAGGTCAAGGCGTCAGTATCCTTCACGATCTGCTTGGCCATCGTGCGGCGATCCTTGTCCTCGACCAACCGCGGTCCTTGGACAAGGAGACTCGGCAGTCGTTGAACCTCGTAGGCGTCGTCCGGCGGCACGAGCACCGCGTCTTGCTGGACCTCGGACTTGACCAGGCGCATGAACGCTTCCACCACGTCTCTAACCGAGTACACTGCGGATTGCCTCCCGATAGTTCTCGATGATCTGGTCCCGGTACTTCTCCATCGTCGGATGCACGAACGGCCTCGCCGGGATGACGATCACCGCGCCATTAGGGTGGTTGATGGTCGCTCCGTACTCCATGATCGCGCCGATGTTCACGATCTCCTCGCCAGTCCTGTTGCGCGTCCCGCGCAGGAGTCCCACGAAGGCCCGGTCGCCCAGGATCAACTGGGTGATCGAGGCCAGCAGGAACCCCGTGTCGATGAGCGCCTTGGACGAACCCTTCTTCTTGATCGTGCTCGGGGCCAGCGGCTCGAACGGCTGGTCGCCGGGAGCCTGGGCGCGGATGCCTTTCTTCATCTCGCGGACCAGGAGCATGGCGTTCTTCACGGTCGCCTGGCGCAGCGCATGGGCCAGCCGAGCGCCCAGGTTCGTGCCGAGCACCTGCTTCGCCTTCTCCCAATCCCCGAACCTGCTAACCGCCATGATGCTTTACCAGATGGACTGATTTGTGCGTCACCACGCCGAACAGCCGTTCCTCGACCACCGTCAGCACCTTTAACGTGTCCGTGCCCAGGTGGAGGGAGCCATCTCCCTCAAACCGCACCCGGTCGTTGGTCTCGATTTCCTGCTCCGGCAGGACCGAGATCACGGCGTCCGCGCCGAGCCGGGAGAGCGTTTCCGCCGGCGTTGGCACGAACTCGAACACGATCTCGCCAGCGTCCTGGTACGCCTGCTCATCGGAGCCGTAGAGACGCTCGCCCGATATCGGGGGAACCAGCCTGCGGCCGCGCTGCCCGGCGGCGAGGATCATCTCACGCACGTCGGCGACGACCGCCGCTTTCTCCGTTTCGGTCAGGATTTCCATGTTCACTCGTCCCTGGGCTTCGTCTCGATCTCGTAGAGGAGTGGGTTCAGGCCATGCGGGGTAAGGATGCCATCGTCGAGGTACTCTCCCGTCATGGCGCTGACCATCTGCCGATACTGTTCCCAGAGCGAGTCAACCAGACTCGCCCAGGAATCGAACGTCTTGCTCTTGTCCACCCGCTTGTCGCCGGACTGGAACACCACCCCGGTCGTGACCGACGCGCCTCGTCGCATCCCGGCCAGGAAGGCATGGGCGGCGACCAGGATCACCTCGAGGTGTTCGTCGCTGGGGTCCGGAGTCAGTTCGGTCTCGTTGCCGGTGTACGTCGTGCCCAGGTCGGCGTTGACACGGATCACCGCCCGCGCCAGGGCCCTCCTGCACTCGGCGTCGGAGAAAAGCTTCCCATCCGGGTCGCCGGCGTCCATCCGGAGCTTGGCCAGCAGGTCACTGAGCAGCACCGCTGCCCACCTCCTCCAGCTTCTTGCGCAGAGCCTCCAACACGGTCTTGCGCTTCTCCGTGCCGAGGATGGCCTTCAGCTTGGCCTTGTCCTGCTCGTCGTCGATGTACTCGATGGCTTCAGACACCGACAGCCGCTGATAGTCCGCCGGCAGACCGGGGGCCTGCTGCGCAGGTTTCGGCGTGCCGACCGGGGCGGCATCGTCCACCTTCTCGACCCATCCCTTGGACAGGGCCTTCTCCATCTGCCGGGAGGCCTTCTCGACCTCAGTCACCTCGCCCGGCGCGAGACGCAGCCGGGCATCGGCGATCACCAAGGGACCACGACGGTTGTTCCGAATCTTCATGGTTCGTGGCTCCTTTCTCAGCCGAGGATCTTGATCTTGGCCAGGATGTCAGGACGAGTGACGCC